CCAGGCCGCTCTTTCGGCATGTCTCGCACTTCCACGCGGCCCGGTTCGCAAACTGAAAGTGGAAGGCGACGATCAGTTTTTTCGCTCTTCCTCACTCAGGCCGCATTCGGCCTTGATCGCCCCGACAATCTCCTGGCACAACTCCTCCGGTCCGTCCTCGATCAACTCGAGCGGGCCCGCCTCTCTGCCGTCGATCACCAGGCCGCCCACCTCCTTCAGCCCCCATTCCAGGTAGACCCGTTCGATCTCCTTCTCGAGAACCGTCGCCTCGATCCTCTCCCGAATGTCGCTGCCCGCCTCGAGGAACTCGATCCGCCGCGCCAGGTCCCGAATGCGCTTCGTGAGCTCGATCCTCCGGCCGAACGACATCCGCGTGATCGTAAAGGTCACGCCCGGCGTCGTCTTCGACTCATGCTTCACCGAGCTGAAGTACTCCATTTCTCCTCTCCGTCAGGCGAAGGCGAGATAGATTTCGTCGTCGATCCAGCCCTGCGCCCGGCAGTCCCGGAACCGCCACTCCAGGCGCGTCTCGTCGTCCATGAACTCGGGAACTTCCGGAATCACGCTCTTCAAATACACGCCGCACAACTGCCCCGGCTGAATGCCCAACTGGAACATCACGCTGATCGGCGACCGCTGGCGCGCCGCTTGGTAAAGGGATTTCGTCGCCTCGTCGGGCTTCTCATACAGGCTGAAGCTGGCCGAAACATATCGCTCGCCCGCCACGATGCAGCGCGGACCCATCGAGCCGAATTCTCTCGCTCGCACGTCAAGGTTGTTGTCAAGCACCACCTCCGCCTCCGTGACCGTGAGGAACTGCTCCGGACTGCTGCCGAGCCAGGCTTGTCCTAGGTTGCCCGGTACCACCCCGTAGCTGTCGGGAGCGAGCGGCGGCTCTTCCGGAAACTCGTCCAACTCTCCTTGCCCGCTCTCGAAACTCGCGCTGTCCAGCAGATCTTGCGCCGCCCCGCTGAAGGTGAATTCATGAAAGTCGGCGTTGATGTTCACCCGCAGGCGGTCAACGGCCGCTCCCGCCAGAATCCGGTGCACCGCCGACCCCGGACTCCAATAATCGAAAATGCTCACGCTCGGCAGCGCGCCGCCGGGAAGAAATGTCATGGTCCTCTCGATCGGCGTCCCCGCCCCCACCGGCCCCGTAAACGGCGCATTGAGCTGCACCGTCTGCGCATCAACCGCCGCGGTCACGAAGCGAATTTCTCCCCCACACGCCACCGCTTGCCCCGGAATCAGTCCGTGGGCGCTCCCCGTCCTCAACTGCGTCCCGCTCAGCGAGCTCACCACGCCGCCCGCGAAGCTCCGCGAGCCGCCTCCGAACGCCCCCAGAAACAAAGGCCCGTATCCCGGCGCCGGCGCACCCGCACGCCACTCCGTCAGATACGTCGTCAGCTCGAAACTCGTCCGGCGCCGCACCCCGCTTGGGATCCCTCCGAAAGTTCGCCCGCCGATCTTGTCCCGCCGCTCGATCCGTTCCAACTCCTGTCTGGCGACCAGGCGCACCGCCGGCACACGAGTCGCCTCCGCGATCGGCGCCACCTGACCGTATCGGTCTTCGATCGCTACATAGAACCGGTTTTGCTTGGTGGAAATGTAACACGACATTAGCGAGTTTCCGCCTCCTTTCTATCCCAAGCTCACATCGACATCCAGAACAACCCGGCCCGACTGTGTGTAACTCCGCCCCCCCGGTTTCGCCGCCTCGAACTGTATCTCGTAGCCCCCGCCGTAAAACACACCGTTGCCCCAGTCCCCCTGGCTCTGATGCAGAACCTCCGTTATGGCGTCCAGGTAAAGCCCTAGCTGCTGCTCCAGTCCTTGCAGTCGTTCTCCCGATACCCGCACTTCGATGTTCAGCCGCGCCGTACCGGAAAAGCTGCGGAACTTCTCCCTCAACAAATTACGCACCCGGTCACAATAGATGTATACCGCCGGATACCGGAAGGTCTGCGCCCGCTCCGCTACCTCCCGGGAGACGTTCTCCAGAAACAGGCGCGTCTCGTCCAGCGCCGGTATCTCGACGTTCTCCCGAAGCTTGATCCCGGAAAGCGCCTTTGCTATGCCCTCCTCCGACGCCAGCAGACCGGCAAGCGTCCTCGTCGCCAGACCTGCCACGTGCGCCACGGCCGCCTACCCCCTCCGCAGGATCCGGTCATTGCGCACATACTGCTCCGGCTCCTGCCCCGTCGGCGCGGTCGACCCTCGCTCGAGCTCCGCGCCGGAAACCCACTCGGTTTCGAGCCCCCGCGGCGTCGCAGTCTGCCGCGCGAGCTCCCGTTCCGACCCCCCCACATACACGTGAAACCCCGCGGCCGCCGACGGGGGATCGACCGCGCGCACCCCGAGCGCCCCTCTGCTCGCCAGCGTCCACACCACCGGGTCGCTCGCCGCCCCGGTCTCACCTCGCGCGTTCACCCATGCCACCTTGACCATGTACGTCCCTGGATCCAACCCGCCTGCCAGCGTTCGCACTCGAGGCGCCGCCGCTTTCGGAATGGGCTCGCTTACCAGCCCCACCCCGATCCGAAACAGCGTCTCGGCCGCCCACCGTGCCCGCATCCTGTAGTCCGTCCACTTCCTTTCGAACCGGCGATTCACATGGCTGTGATGAATGTCCCCGTAAATCAGTGATAGCGTCCGCAGCGTGTGCCATTGCTTCAGCGCGGGCGTAACCACCACCTGCGAAAGCGCCGCTTGCCCGCCCGTCGTTCGGACCAGAAACTCCTCCAGCTCCGCGCCGATCTCTTGCATGGCGAGTTCGAGCTTCGCCTGGAGCGCCACCCCCTCTGCCGCCGCCACTTCCGCAACCGCCGCGTCATAGGCGTGCAAGTCCGCCACATCCGATGCGTTGCCGTCGGTAAACAGTGCCATCGCTCTCCCTCGCCTCTCGGCTTTACGCCTGCTTCTGCGACTTCAGCGAGCGGTAGGCGCGCAGCTCCGCCTCCGATACCACCGCAATCTGCACCTTGCTCGCGGCCGCAATCTCCTGCGCCCGTCGATACGACGCTTCCATCTCCCGCCGGTATTCGGCCGCTTCTGCCTCTGTCGCAAGCCGTCCCTTGCCCTCCACCAGCAGCTTCGCCGCCAGGCGCCGGGAGACCTCGGTCATGACCCCGGGCACCCCTCCGTCCGGCGTCTCGTAGCTGACAATCACCACTTCCTCCGCCGGAAGCTGCGCCTCCACTTCCCGAATCTTGCGGTAATAGGCCTTCAGATCCATTGCTCTCCTCTTCCTGCTGCTCTCGCCTGCCCCATCTCCGGCGAGGCTCGGGGGCCGGAGTATCCTCCTCACCCGGCCCCGGCCGCTCTCCCGCCTTAGCTCAGAACCCGGACGCCGAAGTTGTTCCGCAGCACGCCCACCCCGTACAGCACGTCCACCGTGAACTGCTGCGCCAGCGTGTTCGGCTGGTAGCTCATGATCACCCGGATGCCGAAGTTGCCCAGCTCGGCGTACTCGGCCACCGCCCCGGTCCCGGGCAGCGGCTGGGGCAACCGGCGGATCACCAGTCCGATCGCGTCCCGCGCGAACGCCAGATTGTGCCTCGTCACCGGCGAGCTGCCCGTCTTGTGAACGAACTGCGAACGGAACACATAAAAGTCCTTCACCTTGCCCACCGTCCCGTCCACCAGGGCACGCAAGCCCGCCTCACCCGCCGTCCGGAATTCGCTAAACCGCTCGATCTGGCGCAACTGCGAATAGGTGTTGCCGTCCACCACCAGGAATTTCGGCGCGCTCGCCGGCACCTTGGCGTTGAACAAGGCCGTCTCCGCCGCGTCGATGGTCGCCTCCGTAATCGCCGCCCCCGGCGCCCCCACCGCCGGATTCGCCGTCAACTGCGAGTACAGCCCCAACAGATCCGATTCGATCTTCTCGGCCAGCGCCACCATCGCCGGCTGCATGTACAGATGCAGCAAATCCGGCACCGCCAGGATCTTCGTCACGTCCGGGATCTGGAACGTCGCCTCGGCGTGCGTGTTGAGCACGATCTGCGCATTGCCCAGACTCGGATTCTGCGGCGTGACCGATCCGCCTTCCGCCAGATTGTTCGCCACCAGGCTCGGCGGAATCGAAACGTTCACCGTGTCGCCCGCTTGGGCCAGCACCGGCTCATAGTCGCGATTGACCAGGTTACCCATGACAAGGTTTCCCATCAAAGCTGGTAACGCATCCGCCGCTACTAGCTTGACAATCGCATTCGCTAAGTTTGCTGAAGTGATAACTGGCATGGTTCTCCTAACCTTGCTTCACTCGATTGCTGATTGGTTCGAATGCCGCCTGACGTAAGAGCGATGCCTTACCAGCGGCTCGAACTCACGGCCCGCCGGAGCATGCCTGCGCGCCCGGCCTCCCCGCTACCCCCTGGCGTCACCCGCCAGAGCTCCCCCGGTGCCGGGCCCCCCGAGCGTCCCTGAGTTCCCTCCGTTCGCCCACTCGCCTCACTCGCCGCGGTAAACGTGCGAGATCGCCTGGGCAATCTCTTTCCGGATGCGGTCCAGCTCCTCCCGGTCCATCCCCGGCTTAATTCGGTCCAGACTGAACCGTCCGGTCAGCGACTCCGGCGCGCTCGAGCTCGCCCCCGAACCCCCTCCCACGCGCGCCGGCAGCAGCTCCGGATTCTCTCGCGCGAATCGGGCCAGGTACTCTTGCATGCTGACCTCCCCCTCCGGCCCTCGGGCTACCAGCCGCCCGTCCGTTGCCCGATAAATGTCGTCCTTGACCGCTTTGAACCCCAACTCCACCTTCGTCACGCCCAGCCGCAACAGCTCGTCTCGAATCGCCGCGTAGCGCTCCGCCTCCTCGGCTTTCCGTCGGCTCCGCTCGTTCTCTTGCACGAGTTCGTTTACTCGCCGCTCGAGCTGCTCCCGCCGCCGGCGTTCTTCCGCCAGCTCCGTCTTCAGCACCGGTTCCGCCCGGCTCCGCTCCGCTTCGATGAATTCCTGGATTGCCTGGTGTATCAACGACCGGATGCTCGTCTCCTCCGGTTCGATCTCACCCTTGGTCTCTTTGACTTGCTCTTCCATCGCCGTCCTCTCGCCTCAGACTCTCTCTTGTGAAAACAGCCGTAATCGCCCGCTTTCGCCCCGCCGCGGCGTGCTCAAAGCCCCAACTCCCCCGCCTCGACTAACTGTGCCTGAACCCTGCTTCGATCTCCTCCGCAATCCGGTCCTTTACTTCCTGCCGCACGTCGCACAGATACTTGAATGCCAGTTTCTTGAATACCTGTTTCCGCAGCGTCTCCGAAGGGATCCCGAGGCTCAGCAACCTTTCGGCGTCGGCCAGCTCCGCACCGAAGTCCCCAATATCGAACTCCTCCAGCCCGGCGACGTCCACCGCAATGCCGTCTTCTCGCGCCGCAACAATCGACCGCAGGACCCGCTTCATCGTGTCCTTGACGATGTCCCCGTAAGTCCTCAGCACCTCCTGCGTGATCGCAAAGTCGCGCTGCTTGCTGATCCCCGATTGCAGCGCCCGGCTCGACAGTCGCCCCCCCGCCTGCGACAGCAGGTAGCACACACGGTAGATCTCCTCTTGGAGGCGCGCCAGATTCTCCGCGGCAATCGTGAAAACCTTGCCCTCCGGCTCCGTCCACCCGAATCGGTCCTCCGGACCAAGTTGGATGTAGTAGGACTCGCCTACGATCTGGTTCCACTCGCGGTCCGTGTACACCACCGGCGACGCGAACAGCCCCATCGTCAGCGCCCACGAGAGTGCGTTCGACTTGTTGAAGTGCTCAAGCTGAAGCAGCCCCGCCTTGTTCATCAACCACAGCCCCTCCGGCACCCGCATCTCGAAGAGCGGCACCCGCCGCTGCTTCGCCAGGCCGTGCCGGCCGCTGTCGACCAGCTCCGGACCCCCCGCCTCCTCGCTCACCTGCCGCCGCCGGTACACCCGAAACCCGGTCTTGTCGTAGTAAGTCCAGCGGGTCTCCTGAATCAACTCCTCACTCGCCGCCGATTCCCGGTACGTGCGCCGCGTCCGGATTACCACCCATTCGAGATTGCCCCGCTCGTCCCGGCTCCAGTTGATGACCTCCGTCGGCGAGTAGCCGACCAGATACGCCCGCGAGGCGCCGAGCGCCTCCTCCTCCGCCCGGTTGCCCAGTGGCCCCCTCACTCGCGGAAAGTCCACCAGCACGAAAGCCGTTCCGCAGATCAGCGCCTCGATCAGCAGTCCCCGGAACAACTCGCTCAAGCTGCTTCCCCTCAGGTCGCAGTCCTCGGTGAGCTCCGCGATGAAACGCTTCCCCTCTTCGTTGTCTCCCTCGGTCAACACCAGGGGCTCCCGCCGGAACAACGTGGCCGCATACCAGTCCACGATCGATCCGACGTAGTTTTCGTAGTAAACCCGGCTCAGCCTCTCGGCGTAGACCTCCAGCGGCTCCCGCTGCCGCCTCACCAGGTAGTAGGCCGCGTTCGCCTTGAGCTGCTCCCCGCCCACGTAAAGGTCTCGGTACGTCCGCCAGATCGCCTTCTTTGCGACGTAATCCTCATGCTCCCGGTCGATCTGTCCTTCCACGCTTGCGCTCCTTCGTGCCCTCAGCCCAGCAGGCTCTTCCCCTGTTCACCCACCGGACCGCGCGGCTCCCCAAACTCCTGCCACAACAGATAGCCGAGCGCGTCCCCTAGGTGCGTCCGCCGCGAGTCACGATCCTTGTCGATCACACCGCTGCCCGGCTTGTAAGTCACTTCCTCGAAATCCCGAATCAGCTCTCGGCACTTCGGACTGACATACAGCCTTACCTCCCCTGCCGCGCTCTTCAGCCGGGCGTTGACTAGCGCCACGCGATCCCGCACAGCCGGATTCCTTCGCGGGATCCGCCAGTCCACACGGCTGTAGCCCCCTCGTGCCAGGCACTTCCGCAGGATCTCCAGGTCCGTTCCGCCGCCCGTCTGCGCATGCCGGCCCGATGCATCGGCATAGACGCGCAGCCCCGCCTTCGCCGGCGGATACCGATTTTCGAACTCCCCGTATGCCTCCCAAGTGCTCGACCGGCTGAGCACGATCTCATCGAGCACATACACTGTCTCGCCTTCCCTCTGTGCGATCAGACTGCACATCGGATCGACATTAAAGTCCAAAGCCCACAGCAGCGGCCGCCCTGCATCCTGTTCGAGCTCCCGCACATGCAGCGCACGTTCGAAGGCGTGGTACACCCGGCCCTCGTTCATGCTCAAGTATTCGCCGAGCACCTCCTGCCGGTAAAACCGCTCGTCGTAGCTGTGCCGTAACCGTTCGTAAAAATCCGGTATCTTATCCAGCAGATGCCGGTTCTCCATCGGTCGTGCGATGATCGCCTCATAGCCGTCCACCGGCTTTTCGATGAATCGCCGGTAAACCCAGTCGTGCCCATTGGGGGTCCACACCGCGAATCCGCACAGCCGCCCCGCCAGCGGGTCTCTCAGTCGCCCTTCCAGGCGCACCCAGGCCTCCTCGGAGGTGTATGTCAGCTCGTCCACGCCGAACCATGCCAGGTTCGTTCCGCGAAGCCTCTCGTATTCTTCTAGTGAGCGGAATAGTATCCGGGAACGTGTATCCTTCATCACCAGAACGTTCTCGGACTTATGTAACTCGTACGGAATCGAGTTGCTCTCCAGCACCTCGAGCAGCGCGGCTTGCGTCGTCTCGCGCAACATCGGGTACGTCGGCGCCCCGACCAGCCCCGCTCTCCCGGGGTTCAGATAGCTCAGCTTGATGGCCTCCAGGCACAGCGCCCGGCTCTTGCCCGAACCGATCGGCCCGGAAAACCCCTTGAAGCGCGCCTGCGACCGATGGAACCGCGCCTGAGACGGCAGCGCGGCATACTCGATCAGACAGGTGCATCTTCCGTCCCGGACGGTTCGACCCATGTCACCACGATCTCCCGCGGCCGCTCCTCTTCGAGCTCCTTGCGAAGCTCCAGCAGCCGGATGAAATCCCCAACGCTCGCCTTGAAGTCACTCTTCTTCAGCCGTTCCTCCAGCCGC